TGGTCTGAATAGTTGACACGTTAATGTATAAACGTAATTTTTCTTTAACTGATAAAATGGTTTCTCATGTTCTACAAACTTAATTTCAAATAACCTATCACCTAATGGAAAATATATTAAGTCTCCCTCTTTAGGTCTGGTAGATAATTCTACATTAGGTAAATTTTTAATTAATGGACTAATATAATTTTCAAATCTTTCTTTTGATATGGTCACTGTTAATTCATTTTCTGCTTGAATTCCAAACTTGGAAAGCATCACACTATTATCTCCATATCCATCAAAATTTTCTACGTAAGCTTCGATAGGATATGAATAATTAAAATCAGATTGTATTACTTCTTTGATAACATTATCAGTTGTTGCATATTGACGAGGTAAATAAAAACACTCAACACCATATATCCTCAACTGTTCGTTGATAAGATCTTGAACTAAACTCTGTTCACCAGAAGTTCCTTGAATAAAATATGGATTTAATGCCATTATCCTATCATATCAAGAGGTGGAAGTTCATAAGTGTTGGACATCATTTCTCTAATAATCTCTAGATCTTTCATAGCGTCCTCATAAATCGCTCTACCATCAAGTTCAATTCCACCAGGTAATTTTACTCCTTGGAATTTAATTAAATTTTGTCCCCATTGTCTTTTTAAAAGAGCTGTAAAATATCTTTTAAGGAAAGAATCATTGTATACTCTAGTATAATCATTTGGATCAAGAGTTCTATAGCAATCCAAGATTATCCAATCTCCTGTCGTGAGACTAGACCAATCAATATCAAGATATAATCTATCCATCCTTTGATTAAATCTAACTTGTTTTTGAGTCGTTAATAGAAAATTAATATCCTCCAAATAAGTCCTCGTCATGGCATAACTTAATAGACCATTATATCCAAGGTTAAACGCAACATCATTCAAGAATAGCTGATACTTAACACTGAACATATTGTTAGTAACAGTGTTACTTCCATCAAAATGAAATATTTTTTCTACTCCTATGACAGCAGGAGGAACTTGTAAATAATTACTATTCTCTTCCCAATTATAAGTTACTGTAGCACCATCAATGGTGGATGTGGCAGTAGTTGTTGTTATTCCTGCTACTCCTGTTTCTCCAGGCCCCTTTCCTCTATCAATATCATTCTGTGTTACTTGGTATTTTAAAAATGTTCTTAAAACTCCATCAAAATGTCTTTCATGAAAATATTGAATAGCATCATCTAATATATCTTCTACTTGCTCATCAGCAACATTTATTTCCAAGACAGGAGCACCCAACTGTCTCTTGGCATAATTAATTAATTCTGATCTACTAGATGGTTGAGCCATTTATATAATATTCCTGTGGAATTATTTAGGAAGGTGCGGAAGAGATACCTGCCTTTACTATTATAGAACCTGAAACAATCCTATAAATTGTAGATGTGGTTGATACTCTACTAAAGGTCACAGCAGTACCTGGAAGGATCTGTGAGGACGATGTAAACGCAGTTCCGACCTCAACAGTGTTGCCAGTAGAAACTGTAACAACGGGAACATCTGTCAGTTTATCTCCTATTGATATTGAATCACCAACAGCCACATTAGTGACCTTGTTTACAGTGAATGTAGTGGTTCCAATACCTGCAGTGCTTCCTACTGATATTGCAGTTTCTAAAACACTAGTAGTATTACTAGAAGATGCAGAATTTACCAAAATGTCATAAACATATCTTCCTGCTGCTAAACTTCTAGTTGCCGTAGATCCTAATGAAATCTCAAGTTTTCCTTCAACAGCACTAGTAAATCCAACCGTAAATGTTGCATCAGGAAATCCTGTCGAACCCACTGCAACACTTTTTGTCATTTGCGAAGAACCACTATAATCAGTGAAATCAAACGCTGTTGAATCAGGATTTTTTACGGTAAAAATATTACTAAAATTTGCACCACCATTAATGGTCAAATTAGCCTCGAAGGCAGTTCCTGACTCGGTATCAAATGTTATATTTTGATTAGCCATTTACTAAGTCCTTAAGTAAAGATTTGATTTCATTAATTTCACTTTTTAAATTATCAAGATCCTCTTTCATAGTATCTACTTTTTCCATTTCGTTATCTTTAATTTTTTTACGAGACATATATTCATTATATTCAGAGTTATTTCGATTCACAATGGAATTTGTTTTAGGATCCCTATACAACCCACTATGTCCCTCTACTTTCAAATAAGTCATATTAAGCAAGTGCAAGGACTCGGAGATCCTTCATACGAGGTACATAAACTTGATTAGTAGAAGTCATTAATATCTTCACTCTGTAGAACTTGAATGAAGGAAGATCATTCATTGTGAATGAACGCTCTTTAAATTCAAGATCTAAATTCAAGGTTTCTTCATTTGAAGTAGGAGCCACATAAGCATCAGATCTTCCGTCATTATCAGCTTGATTGATAATCTCACCTCTCTCATTCAAATTATTAAATCCTGGGAAAGGCAAATAAATTGGAGTGAAGTTTTCAGAATTACTAATGGCATAGAATGCTCTAATATCACAATCAGTATTTAAATAAGCATTTACAAATATTTTAATAGAGGTTCCTGGATTCTCCAATTGAACTTCTTTAGATAAGTATTGGAAAGCAGTTGGATCATCATTAATACTATTAACTCTATTATCAGTTATATAATTTGAAATAGCATTATTAACTCTATTAGAGGTAAAGAATGCACTCATCCTTTGACTATCAATTACTGGAGATATTTTAGAACTTGCAGTGGTTAAATTAAGTCTCATTTGTAATGACTTATTACCAGGCAAAGTGCTCAAATTGTTAGTTTCATTAACTCTAGAGGCAATAATTCTAGGAGTGGAAACCACATTATTTTCACCTAATGTAACATTTTCAAAACCCTCATCAATAAAAGGTGTCTCAGTTCCATCTAAACTAGATCCACTGATAGTTCTCATTTGAGCACTGATATTAGTTCCAGGAACTGTCATACTTTGAATCGAGGGACGTATTAACTCAAAAGGAATATTTTGAGTAGCGGTTACTTCACTTCCACCAGCTGTTTTTGTTTTGGATGTATATAGAATTGGGAAACTCTCTCCAGTAGATCTACCCAATCCACTTGAACCCATATCCAATTTAATATTATAAGAATCAAAAGTTATTGGATCGGCAATAGTAACATCATCTAAATTATGAGTTTTATTAATTCTTCGGAGAGAGACTCCATCTAGTTCATACTTATAAACTAGAGTTCCTGCTAGGTAGTTCTTAGTAGTCGTAGAGTCAATAGATCTAGATGTTATACCAATAACAGATCCTGAAGCTGACTCATAAGAGAGAATTTCTTCACCAATCTTGAGATATCCATAGTTGGTAGTTCCGACTCCTACATTCTCGAAGGTATCTAAATTAGCTACATCATCCACTGAAATTTCAACAGTGGTAGTTGTATCTAAATCATTGGTAAGTTTTGTAGGAATGATATCACTTTCTACATCAGAAAGGATTACACGATTTTCATCAAAATACATTCCATGATTCTTATGATTTACAAGAATATTAAGACCACTGTTTACAACAGTCGTATTGGAAATAGTAACATTTCCTCCCACATTGTTTGCACCATTTAAATCAGTTGTGATTCCTGTGCTTCCATCCAATCTAATGTACTGAACCGTTTTACCAACTCCCGTAGCAAAATCACCTTGGACATTATCAAGAATTAGTTGAGTTGTATTAGCGATAGAAACCACTGATAATCTAACATTAGATCCTAATGAATTATTACCGATAGTAGCGATTCCTAATACATCACCTGCTACATATCCATCACCACCAGTTGAAATGGTAGCAGCCACTGCAACACCATTGCTAACTGTGATATCTGCTGTTGCATTTCCTCCACTAGAAGTAACATTCGTTAGAGGGACATCTGTGAATACAAATCCAGATGCAAGTGGAGTAAGTCCAATACCAGCATTGATGATGTTAAGAGTTCCTGTAGCAATTCCCGCATTGTTTACATA